ACTTCGGGTTATCAGCGCGCGGCTTGATCCTGATCCTGCTTGGCCAGTTCCACATGGTGCATTGCCCCAGCGCATCGGCCGTGGTCATGGCTGTGCTATCGAGCGCCTTCATGCGCGCCTGATACCGGCTGGCAGCATAGCCGCCGTGATCTGGGCAGAGCCACTCGCTGATCCGCACCATGCCGCAGGTGTAAGTCACCTTCACGCTGTCGGGCTTGCCCTCCTTCTGGTGCAGGGCATATTCAACGGCCTCAACGTCCAGCCATTCGGCTTCGACCTGCGTGGACAGCATCGCACCGCTGTAGCTTTTGGTCGAATGGTTCAGCGCAGGCGCTGGGAACTCAAAACCACATTCGATGCAGTTTCTCACAGCCGCGTGATTTACCGTTTGGCAGGCATCGCACACTTTCACCGGCGCATCGCCGCCCTTGCTCTCGCCTTTCGGGCGCACCTTGATTGCGTCAATAAACCCGTGCCGCTCGACGTTCTGGCCATAGTCTAGGATCAAGCAGTTTGGCTTCGGGCCATTGGAAATATGCGCCAGCCGGCTTTCCTTGCTCTCCATGTCCACGCCCGGCGCATAGACTGGCCGCGTGCCACGGCCAACGATCTGCACATAAAGACCGGCGCTGGCCGTCGCTCGCACCAGTGCCACAAGGTCAACGGCCGGGTGGTCGAAGCCAGTTGTGAGAACCCCGCAATTGATGAGGCCTCGCCGATCACCGCGCTTAAATGCCTCAATCTTGGCCGTCCGCTCGCCCATCGGATCTTCGCCAGACACCACCTCGATGTCGAACCCCTGCGTCGCGAACGCGCGCCGGATCATATCCGCGTGGCCAAGGCCGGATGCAAAGATCAGCCACGCCTTGCGGCTCTCGCCCAGCGTCACAATCTCTTTTACCGTAGCCTCGACCAAGGCTGGATCACTTGCGGCCGTGGCAAGGTCCGTCTCGTTAAACTCCCCGCCGCGCATTTTGACGTTGGTTAGGTCGATCTTGTTCAGGCTGCCCTTGGATATGACCGGGGACAGATAACCTTCGTCCATCAGCATCCCGACCGGGATGTCATATGCGATGCCGTCGAAAATTGCCTCATCGCCCTTATGCAGGAAGCCGCTGTCGAGCCGGTAAGGTGTCGCCGTCAGGCCGACGATCTTCACAAGCGGATTGCACTGCTTCAACTCGCTGATGAAGCGGCCATATCGCGTTTCGCCATTCTTGGGGATTAGGTGCGCCTCATCGACCAACACCAGATCAGGCGGCGGGATCATGTTGGGTGCCTCTTTGTAGACCGACTGGATGCCGGCAAACGTGATGGGCTTGTCCAGCCGCTTCTGGCCGATGCTGGCCGAATAGAAGCCGATGTCGGCGTGAGGCACGATCCGCAGCAACGTCTTGGCGTTCTGCTCAAGCAACTCCTTCACATGGGTCAGGATCATGACCCGCGTTCCGGTGTATTCCATCGCATCCTCAACCAGCTTGGCGAGAATGGCAGACTTGCCTGCGCCGGTTGGGGCAACGATCAACGGGTTCTCCCCGCGACCGTCGGCCCAATACTGGTAAAGCGCGTCAATGGCTGCGGTCTGATACGGGCGCAGTTTCATAGCTGTCTCCCCGCATAAAGCGCGGCGCTGTTGCATTCGTTCCGCACAACCTCGCCCGTGTCTCTGTCTATATACTCCACCCAATCCTCGCCTGTGTCGATGATATCAAGATCAGGTGGCATGATGTGCGGAATGAACAGGTGCGCCCCACAGCCCGGCTGCATGTCGCGACCCTTGGCGCAACTCCACGCGCCTTCCCCCCCACGCTCAGGCGTTGCGTGCGCGCATGTGCGGCAGTTGGCCTCCGGTATCTTGCAGCCGTGGCAGACAGGCATGTAAGGGCAGAACCGGCACTTGAAAAAAGACGGTTCCTCTGACAGCCGCGCCGGCGGTGTCGCTGCGAAAACAATCCGCTCCGCTTTGGAGACCAGCATCATTGCCTCGGCCGCGTCGTATTTGATGCGCTCCATGTAAAGCTCGTCAGTGTTCTTGTTCACGGCCAAGAACGCGCAGCGGTCAATCTCGGCCAAGTGCATCCCGATCTGGCACTGCGCCCAATAGACCGGCTTAGTTTCCTTCACGCCCTTTGCCTTCAGCGCGGCAAAGTTCTTCTCGTTCATCGTCTTGAATTCAAGCGTGTGCGGCTTGCTGCTTTCGGAAAATCCCTCGCCCACCCCATCCAGCGACAAGGCAAAGTGACCATCGCAGGCAGTGAACCTGATCTGCTTCCCCGTCTCTGGATCGCGGTCCCAGACCGTCACGCCAACGGCGCGCAGGTTTGCCACGATCCGTTCTTCTTCGCGGTCGCCCGTCTCAAACAAGCGAAGCTGTCGACCTTCAAAGTGTGGCGTCCAAGCCCAGCGGAATTGATACCACAACGCGCGGTCGCACTCGTTCCCGATCTGGGAACCACCAAGGTGCGGCCGATGCTCGTTCTTCCGCTTGGCGATGTAGTGGTCATAAATCGCTTTGACCGTTGCCGGCGTGACGTGTTGCGTCAGGTCCATCATTCTGCCTCCCCGCGCGGTGAGCCTATGTTAAATCTCACGAAAGCATTAAACCCTACGCTGACCCTGTAGCTTGTCAAATCCCCTGCGCCCGTCCTTCCGGCGGACTTTTGATATACAAATGTTGCGATTGCGTCCGACCCGTGCAGATCATGCAGCGCGTCCACAATTGCTTTCAATTCACCCATCGTTGTCATCGTCGCCTCCATCTATCCAGCACTAAGCCCCCGCAGGGGCTTAGGTCTTGAAAGACGTTACTTGCGCTTCCACGGCGGGGTGGCACCACCAGATGCGCCGGCCGAGACCGTCTCTTGAGCCACTGGCTTGCCCGGTGCCTCATAGCCTGCAACCTCGTTCGATGCCCCATATTGGCCATCAGCAGGCTTCACCTTCACTTTCACCATAAGCGGCTTATCGTGCAGGTCGTCAGATGTGCGTGGCGTCATAACCCCGACAGCGTGGCAAATCGCCGAGAGCGTGCGATAGGCAATCTCCGAAGCGGTGGCGTTCGGGTTGTTCAGGTTCAACCGATCGGTGATCTTGCGCCCTTGGTGCTGGCCGTCAATGACCTCAAGGGTCAGTTGCAGATAGCTACCCGTCTGAGCTTTGGTGGGCTTTTCTTCAGACGTGGTGATAACCGCCTTATACCAGCCGGCGGGCAGGGGTTCCATCACGACCGAAGGGTCAACTTGGTTGGCGTCAAAGCCGTTGAATTGCATCGTTTTCTCTCCTTACTTCGCTGCAAATTTTTCGAAAGGGTTCCCGGTCTCAAACGTAAACGGCAGTGCGGCCGTGATCCCGAGGCGGTTCTTTGAGACGTTGGAAGCAACCGGGTGGCAGATGATTTCCCGCTCTCCGGTGCTGATCGCGAGCTTTTTGTCGCCGTCGCCGCGCGTGAATGTCTTGAGGCGAATAAAGCCAACAAGGTCCACGTTGTCGGTGTAATGCGGCAAGGATTTCTTGTGCATCCGCACCGTGTAACGGGCATAGGCATCCATGTCCGGCAGGTCCAAAGTCTCGGTGTCGGCGTGACCGATGAACACCACGTTCATGCCCTTTTCATAGGCAAGCGCGCCGATCCACTCACGCACCTGCCGGTGCTTTTCGGCGGCAGCCGCATAGCCTGCACCGTAACCGCCGCCGGCCTGATTGATGCTCTTCGCCTTTGCGTCGGCGGCAACAATCTCAGCCTCAATCATCGTGGCAAGCTGCGTGATGCTGTCCAGCACCACCGTTTTGAACCCGTGATCCTGCGTGGCCAAAGCCTCGATCTGGTCCAGCACCTCTTTGGTGCTGGTGGCCACATCGAACAGCGCAACATCGTCATTCCCGATCAGGCTCATGGTGCCATCTTCGGTACGGATGAACACCGGGTTCGGCATCATCGCGGCAAGCGTGGTCTTCCCAAGCCCAGCCTCTCCAAAGATCGTCATAATGATTGGCCTGTCGCCCTTCGGCTTTGACAGGCTTTTCAGATCAATTGCCATGTTGCGCGACCTCCCCGCTTTTGGCTGCCAAAACGCCAACCATCTGCTCTTTCGTTAAGCATTCAAGAATTGCGGCCTGCGTTCCCGCGTTTGTCAGGTCCACGTTCTCAACCGCAGACATCGGGATGTCGAATGTTCCCAAGTGACTAATCGTCAGTTGGTATTGGATTTCCTCATTGTCAGTCATCACACCTCCTCCACTTTCACGCCGATCTTGCCCGGCTTGGTTTCAAACGCCGGCGCGATCTTGCGCCACGTCTTTGCATCGTTCGTCGCCAGCCATTTGCAGCCGGTGGCGTCCGCCTCTAGCTTCACCTTCACCGGAGCCATTTCCGGCGAAATGTGCTGCTTGACCTTCTCCCAGAGAGCAACATCCAGCTTGCGCGTCACCGGCTGGGTGAGCGTGACCTTGAAGCCGTCAATCTTGTGGGTCTTGCTTCCTTCGTCGGGGACATCCAGCGCCTGCGCCAGTTCTTCCTCGATCTTGATGCGGGCCGCGTTGGCCGCATTTTCTGCGCGTTTGGCGTCAAGCCAGTCACGCGCAAGTGCTTGCACGTTGGTCATTTCGAACCTCTCTTTTTCACACCCAACACCGACACACTTGCAGAAACTTTCAACATGTGCAAGATGTTTTTTACGATCTCAAAAAAGAGGGCAAAAATGCTAGAACTGCACAAGATACAGGAGATGCTTAAGGATCGGCGACTAACTGTTGTGGCCGAGCGATGCGGGCTGTCTTATCCGACTGTCAAGCACGTTGCTGATGGTGGAAAAAACGTCACGCTCGCAACCTTAACCAAGCTGTCAGATTACCTGAAAGGCGAAGTCAATGAGTGATGCAGCCTCCTTTGCGCGGCGCTACACGTCAGAACTTGGCTGGTTTCTGGTTGCCATGCCGGCAGGCACAAAGGGTCCAACGTCTTTCGGCTGGCAACAGCCTGAGCGCGCAATCTCTGACCCG